ATAATTGAGAGCGTGGTTACCGGTACTGATCCAATCAGTAGGATCATTGAAACCAATACTGAGACCTTCAATACTTTTTGTAATGTCTTTTCTAAATTTTGATACATCGAATGGTTTTGCCATGTTACTTTACTGCCTTTGCTTTGACTTCGATATTATCACGACCAATAGCCTTTAGCCAAGTATTCAATCGTGTTACTACTACTGAATCATCTTTTGGGTTATCAAAACTTAGACTGATATCAGCGATGGTGTCGCCGTTACCATTATCTGAACTGCGATATGTCATACTAAAATTTTCGTTAGTTGTATTTTTAGCCACGATGGCCTCCTTATTTCAAAATATTTCGTTTAGCAATTCTATCATTGAATGATACTTTGTCAAGCATATCAGGACAACTATCAGCAATACGATCAATTTCGTGATCGCTTGGGTAATGTCTTAATGCTCCGCGGGCACGATCACGTACCATACTTGGTACCCTTGGCGTCTTGCCCGGATCGCAAATATCTTCTAATAACTTCTTTCCTTGCTTTAGTGCGCGGTATCTCTCGTCTGGTAGTGTCATGGTAGTTTCCTCAAGATAGGAGAGGGGAGTTTCCTCCCCTCAGTACTTTTAGGCCTTCTGTTGACGGGCACGAATCATCGCTAAAATGTCTTGTGCCTTATCGCTAGAAGTTGCCTTTGGGACAACTACTGGTTCACTTGCTTTAGATTCATCTTCTGCATCGTGTACGTCCCCATGACCATCGACCATCAACTTTTTATTAGAAACAGTAAGTGTTGACGTTTCAGTAACATGAGGTGCACTGGTATTATTGGAATTGACATCTAAACCATAAGGACGATAGTATGCTCCAAACTTATCTGGGTCATACGGTTTGCCTTCTGTTGAAGCGTCAAACATTTCCTTGATGATGCGCAGTTCACTTTCGCTAGGCTTCTTGGGCAAGAAGTCAGCAAGATTGAAAAGACCATGTGCTTCAATAGCAGCCTGCTCTGCTTCAGTCAATGGGCTTTCACGACGGGCCCAGTTACTAGTAGAGTAGTCAGCATAACCACCCTTGCTGGTCTTTTTGATATTGAAATCAGTACCATTCAAGTAATCAGTTGGGATGTTTTCCATTTCAGGATCCATCAAACTTGACTTGATGATAGTGAAAATTTGTGGACTAATGACAAATCTTCGAATTGGATTTGCAGGAGTTACATCGTTACCGAGGGGGTTTTGACGAACAAAGCCTTGGAAGATATAACTGCGCTTCTTCCAATAACGATTTGCCATTTCTTTGAGTGTTTCATCTTTGTACCAAGGACGAACTTCTGCTAAGATAGGACAGTTATCACCGTACATCTCAACGCATGGAACTTGAACTTCAATTCTCTTTGCGTTCGGATCACCCTTGATGCCATTGAATGGCAACTTGATGATCTGACGTTCTACCCAGAAAAATGTATTTGAACTATTTGCATCTGGAAGAAAACGGATAGTAGCACTAGTGCCTTCTTCCATATTCCAGTGTGGATAGATTGCGTTATCAGATTGTGTACGCTGACCTTGACCTGTTTTCTTACTTTCTTGTGCCGCGAGACGGGCACGGATATCTGCTAGACTTGCCATAATAATATCTCCTATGTTGTATGCCTATGTTGAGCCTAAATGTGTTTTGTGTTAGTTGTCGGAGACAACTTGACACATATTGATATTCTACATGAAAATCAACGTGTGTCAATAATACTTATGCCCTGTTAGTGAGCAAAATATATTAATTTATTGAGTATTGGGTGAATTACTTTAAGCCAGCCAAACGCTTGATATCATCAAACTCACGGCTTTCGCTTGCGCCAACTAGTTTACCTACTGCGCCTTTTGGTCCTACTTTTTCAGTTGGACCTAATTGACCCACACGCTTTTGGTTAGCGTCCAAATCTTCTTCTACAGATTTTTCTTTTTGGTCTTTCTGATGTTGCTTTACCTTTTCATCAGTTTCTTTTTTCTTTTTATTATGGTCGGCAATCTTTTTGGTAAAATCAATTTTTTCTTCGAGGTCAGAATCTTTAAGGTTTAATCTATCATACAAAATTTGTGCTACTTCATCTGTATCTAATTTATGCGGGCTATCCATCATTGATTGATATTCATCTATAGCTGCGTATACGTCATCGCTTGATAATTTTTCTTGTCCTATCAATGAAGTCATAATTTGTTCTGCTGCTTCTTGGCTACTGGTAAAACCTTCTTCAAGTCTATTAAACTTCTTTTTGATTTTTTTCATAATATCTGCTTTAGTGGCAGCAGGATAATAATAACGTAAATTTACTTCATCTAAATCAAATGCATCTAAATTTGATTTTTCTGTTTTATCATTGTGTGCTAGTGTTTCTGCGCCAGGTGCTTCATCTAACATTTCTTCAGCAGGTTCTGCTAATGTTTTTGTTGTTTCATCTTCAACTTCTGTGATTGACTCTGCCCATTCTCCCAATTCTTTTACCTCATTCATCTCATTAATATTTTTTGATAATCTATTAAGAATTGGTAACACACTTTCAATACGTGGGTCTAATGTTTCTTGTACAAATAATTCATTCAGGTTACTATTATCATCTGATTCTTCGTTCAGTACAGGAGAGTAACTTTCAAAATATTTGTTATAACCACGGTGGCTAGTCATACCCTGTAATGTCATGCGTAAATTATTATAATGGGTAATACCCTCATTAACTAGACGTAATGCTGATTCGTTAAACTGTCCATTGCGTGTGGCGCGGACGAATCCTGCCATCTTGCTATATTCTTCTACTAATGATGTGATGTGCTTACCTTTGTCATCATAAGGGGTGCCACCCTCTGCGATATGGCGTGCATACACTCTTGCTAGACCAGGACGGATGGTTGGTAATAAGAATCTTTCACCGTTGATGTTTTCGACAAAAATTTTGGCAATATTACGAAAGCGTTGTTCACCCTCTTCAATTTGGCGAGTATGCTGGATAATCATTTTTACAGCAGGAATGCTATCGTTGTAACTTGCCTTTTTACCCATTGGGTAATAACCTTCTAATACTTGTTCCTTCTTTTTCATAACCGTCCTCTTTTTCATATCTCCCAATAATCTATCTTTATTGGTAATATCAAATCCTAAAAGTTTACGTTGACTCCAGCGTTTTAAAAATTTTGTTAATGGTTCAAATTCTTTATTATGGACAAACTTATCATTTATATACAAACGTAGATTGTTTCCATCAATTGTAGCCCAAGCATTTACGGGAGTTCCTTCTTCAGCATCACTCACGCTAAATCTAAAAACATCAGCATTTTCCGTATCTTCAGTTGGGTCACCCTTGCTGTCAAGGCTAACCGGATCATAGTCCCTGCTACGTAAAACGTCGAATAACTCTCTATTAATTGTTTCTGTGCTTACAGGCATATGTATATTTAGTATTATATTTTAACTTATGACTGCGAAAAATGGTAAAGGTTGGACATATTCTTCATGATCTCGCATGTGACCTTCTATATCTTGATGAAAATCCTGTAATTGTTGTAACATTCTGACAACTAAAAGACTGGCCATAACTAAATCGTCAGTTTCCCCTATTTTAGCACTATAACTACCACCTAAGGCTACAAACGTTTTGAGTTCTGATATTAAACTACGACTATGTAATTTCATCTTTTTACTTTCTAATAATGTTTTAAACTTAGCGCATGCGGTAAGTTTGACTTTATGCGAGGTATTAAACCCTTTACGTTTTTTCCCATATTCACTAAAGAATATTCCTGGTATATTTGTCTCGCCAAACTCATTTAAACTGATTAACGCAGCTTCACCGATACTATTATTTTCTAGACTATAATATAAATTATTAGGTTCTCCTGTACATTCAACGATATACTTGTTTATATCCGCTAATAATTTAATCTGTTGTGGAATTTCTGTTTTATTATGTTTCCATTCACCAATTTGTTCAGTAGTATTTGCTTCAAAAATCTGTATGGCAGAAGGATCACTACCCGTACCAAGACTTGGATCTAATGCTACAACATAGATATTACCCTTTGTAGGTTTCTTGTACCAACGTACTTGTCCCATACGGTCTATAGGTTCTTGTCCCTCTAACATTATAAGTGTATTAGGATTGATTAATGTCTCATCTGCGATAATAAATTCGCAACCAATTTCACGGTTGAAACGATCTAGTCCTAACTGGTTCTTCATCTCTTCAGCCCACTTTTCATCACGACCGGGCTGTTCATGCCAGTATGCTCTATATGCTTTAAAACCGTTCTTGCCTACATCTGTTTTATTGCCAAATTCATCTTCAGTTTTATTTGCACCTTTCCATATCAATGCGAACTGATCTTCGTCACTGTTAGGAGTTGATGTAATGATAGCCTTACCACCAGTTGCTAGAGTGGGAGTAATTGATGTCCAGAACTGTTCAGCGATTGTTGGCCTTACG